TGATTTTACAAAAACATCAGGTAACAAACAGGTTACTTTCCGCTTTTTTAAAATTTGTCAAAAGTAGTATTAGAAACAACTACTTTTGCAAAAAAAAGTTGCTTACGTACAATGTAATTGTCAAAAGAAAATTGACACCTGATTTTACAAAAACATCAGGTAACAAACAGGTTGCATACCGCTGAACATATTGGAGGTGAAAATTATGGTACGCAATAAGTCACCGTGTTTTTATTATAATAGTAATTATAACAGTAATTATCACAAAATATTTCTATAATAGAAAATTATGTTAAAAAGGAGTTTTTTACAATGTGTAAAAATATTTATATTGAAGAGATTTCAGGAAACTTTGATGGTTTTGATTACAATCTCAATGCAGACATTGAGAATGACGGAGCAGTAGAGGTATCCGCCTTTATTAATCACAGTCATATCAGCTTTAATGATATGATTAACGATTTTAAGACCATGTTGAATTGTCTTAAAAGCTATTTCGAGTTGAACGATTACAATTTTGCTTCATTCGAAGCTGCTGATTCAAAAGGCAAAGACTATGAGATTAATATTAGCCCGAATGAAAGTGTGATTACTATTCAAATTTTCGGTGCAAACTTTAAGGAAGAGAGTCTTGTGCAGAGTTTTGCATACTCTGTTGGGTATATTCAAAGCTTTCTGTTACATAGCGAATCTGAGCTTAAAAGCGAAGACACAAACAACTAACATTACTGTGTTTGTACTATAGCTTACAAATTTTAATGCGTATCACTGTTGTCCTAATCATCAGTGATACGCATATATGGAGGTATTGTGAATGGTTAATAAGAGTAATAATGACGATATCAAATTATTCTTTGGTTCTCTCGCAATTGGTGGAATTGTATCAGTAATTGTGTTTGTTATTTACTGGGAAGCTAATAAAGATATTGCTTCGGAAGTGTTGTCCCCTTTTTTCGGTAACCTATTTATTGCAAGTTTTTGTGTTTTTTCGGTTTTACCGCTTTCATTACTTGCATATATCGTAGTTTATTTGTTGAAAAATGAAAGCATTAAAACTTCAATTCGTCTGTTAGCAAACAAATTTTCTACTCGGCAACTGACAAAAAACTCTGAAATTATTTATCCGTGTTTGCAAGCATTTGTTTATGAAACACTTAAGAGAAATGATATTTTACATATTCCTGTGCAAGACATTTCTTCGGTAAATTATATTGGTTACAGTGTAAGACAAGACTGTGTTTTTTACCGCTATGGTATAAATCTTTTAGAGAAACCAGATTACGATGATGATTTACTTAAAATCACTCTGAGTCGCTTGTTTCAAAGTGAGTTAAAACAATATGGAGTTTTAGGTCTTCCTTCAATTTATAAAAGCGTGACTGCTTTTTGCTACTCGATATATGCAGACAGGGTGTTTTATGATGAAGATAATCACATTTTGTTAATTGATATTTTATATATCTGCACTGAAAATTCTGCAATATATTATCAAAATGCTACTAAGCGTGATAATAATAATCATATTAATATGGGTGATATTTATGATGATGAAGTGTAACACATCTTTTAATTTGGGCATTGATAACAAGGCTCTTTCTCGGGGTTTTGTTCTGCCCTTAAAAGTGAATTGCAAAAAGACACCGCATATCCTTTTGTGTGGCTCAACAGGTTCAGGCAAAACATACGCTTTAAAATATATATTGAAGCAGTTAGCTATATCTAATTCATTGATATATCTTTGTGATTACAAGGGCATAGATTTTATTGCTATGCAAGAATGTGGAAGATATTATAAACATCAAAATGTATCAGAGGGAGTAAATACGGTTTTTGATTTGCTTCAAAATCGTATGGAAAATCCCACACTTGATAATCAGGCGTGTTTTTTGGTATTTGACGAATGGAGTGGATTTTTAGCTTCTGTTCCAAAGAAACAACAAGAGGAATTTAAACAGAAGTTAGCTTCAATTTTAATGCTTGGAAGAGGAGTGGGCATATTTTTATTGCTTGCAATGCAAAGGTGTGATACTACTAATTTTCTTTCAGGTGCAAGAGATAATTTTGGGGTAGCTCTTGGTTTGGGCAGACTTTCAAAAGAATCGGCTCGTATGTTGTTTTCTGATGAAGCCGATTTGATAGAACCAAAGCCGAGAGGTCACGGATATTTGAGAGTTGACGGACAACCTACGGTTGAAATAGTCATTCCTAAAATCAGAGATATGTCAATTACGGATAAGGTTATAAAAAATGCTCTTTGTGAGTAAATACAATTTTTAATAATGGGAGGTAATAACTATGGATATTAAAAATATAGTTATTGACGCCTACAAGACAGTAGGCACAGATTTAATGCTGGTGTCAGTTTTACCTGCATACGAATATGACAACGGAAAGAGAACAGATAACATTTCGGGCTATAAATATGAGGTAGTTTTACCGCATCGTGCCTATGAAAAATTGTCTGTGAAAATTCTCGGTGATGTAAGGCTTGATTTGCAGGAAGATGAAGCAGTATTCGTTTCATTTACCGACTTAGTTCTAACGCTGTATTGGACTCCGCAGGGTTACCGCATAAGTGCTTCGGCAAGCGATATTAAGCCTGTTAATCCACCTAAAAAGGCTGGGTAAGTCTTTGCCGTGGGCGGTAGCACCGTCAAGGTGCGAACCGCCTGACGGCAAGTCAATCCCCTCACTTTAATGAAGGGGATTATATATAATTTCATCGAATATGTGTTCGATATTATAGGAGTGATTATATGAATGGATAAAGAATTAACAGTCGGAGTTGACGAAATTTCTATAGTTTTGTTCTGTCCCGTTGATGATATTTGTACTGACTGGCAGAACACAGCTTATTCAATGATACAGGAATTTATCTATAAGGCGGACATAGAATTGTTGCTCGGTAAAGTTGTAGAAATGCATGATAAAAAGCCACAGGCTTACTCACAGGCATTTACCATTGAAAACGCCCCCTATTATTTTGCCATAGCTATGCACGATAATTTTGTACACATGGGCATACTTGTTAGGTTTACTGCCCAAGCGTGGGCAACTTATCAGGAGCGATATTATCAGGTGTACGGTGAGAGTGTAAATTTAGCAAAATTTTTGCGTATGATTGACAGCCCTTTTTACAAATTTAGATTGAGCAGAATTGATTTAACCGCTGATTATAAAAATTTCGATGATTTATCTCCTCACAGTATATACGAAAAATTGGAAAATGAACAGTATATCATAGTTGACTGCAATGACAGACATTCTAAAAGAAAGATTTCCGCAGTACAAAATGATTTGGCTACAGAAACGATTTACATTGGGAGCAGAGCCGAAAATTCTCAAAGTTTATTGCGAGTTTATAACAAAAAGAATGAACAGATAACCACTAACGGATTTAGACTTGATGAAGCTCTTAATTGTGAGAATTGGGTAAGGATTGAAACCTCTTTCAGAGGGAAGTACGCACACCAGATAACTGAACAATTAAAAAGTGTTTCCGATGACATTTCAATGTCACAATTCATAGCAAGTAAGATTTGTGACAGATACCGCTTTTTTGATGTATCAACAGGGCATTACACGGATTTCACACAATGTTTGATTGAAATATCAAAAAACAGTAACTACCCTGCCCTGCGTTGTGAAAGTCCTAAAAACAACAGTCTTAACAAAAGTATTCAGCACATTATTTACGGTAGCGGTTTATTTCCTTTGATATATAAAATCAGCATTATATGGGGTGATAAGGCTGTTGTTGAATTTTGGAGTATTCTGTATGAAATATACAAGAAATACCATAAGAAAAAACTTGAAATTAACCCTCAGATAAGGGCTTGGCTTAGAAAGAATTTTCTTAGCTTATCACAGCAAAGTTTATCAGATTGCTTTGTCAGTGTTGATTTAAGCAAGATTGATGTTGCCGAGATTATAAAGAAAATTTCTGAAAGTGACAATCCATTTACGCTTACTGCAATAAACACAGGCAGGGATATAAACATTGAAGATAATCAGATAGTGTCTGATGAAGAGTTTGAACGCTCGTTCTATTCAAAGGATATGGAGTAAAACATTCAAAACCAAAAACTATTTCCTAAAAACTAACTAATTCAAATAAATATAAAACCTAAAAACCGAAACACCGAAACACTAAAATATTTCAACTCCATATTCTTTTTATATTTATAATTCAGAAAGGAGTTTTCACTATGTGTGAAAATTTAAGTGAAAAGTGGTATAGAAGCCACAAAGTGAAAGTTTGTGTATACTCTTTTTATTACAATAGCGTGGTACACAAAAGTTTGAAGTTATCAGAGAAAGCGTTAAGCCACATATTATACTTAGCCTTTTTCGGTAACGCACAGCATTGGGTAGAAGCAACTCGGTATGTGGGTGATGCCAAAGGCACTGACGATATATTATTTCCGATTGCCGAGGGTGGAGATGTCCATATTTATACCCGAAACGGAGAGCAATATGCCTTAGATTTAGAGCGCTTTTTAAGAGGTATTTATATTGCATTTGCAAATAAGATAGCTTTTCGTCAAGAATATGAATTCGATAATTTTATTATTAACCCAGTTGTTGCAGACGAGATTTTGCAATATGCCCTCTTTGAAGGTATCAAGTATCCTCATTGCGAAGTGGAAGGTGATGTATATGATTGAAGAAAAGAATATGTGTGATGAAGATGATTCCGATGAAATTCTCGAATATACAGGCGGTAGCGAGCTTAGCGATTTAACTTTCATCACGACATATGATTATTATTCCAGTTGGCGTATTAAGGAAGTGTTTCGAGAAGCTGGGTATGAATTAAAGCCGGTGTTCTTGGGTTATAAGGCATTACGGTACAGAGCGTGTCAGAGATATTGGATAATCGACATGAGTAACGGTCAAAAAATGGGTACATCTTATAACGGCTACAGTTTTGAAGACTTACGATACTTTTTAGGTAAATTAGGAATACCTCTTCACGGAGATAACTACCGCTCTAAAAGACCTTCAAAAGATGAAAACGGCAGGCGTTATGCTTGTGAAGAGTTTCTAAAACTTGCAGAAAGTCTTCCCGATAAAAAGGAGGACTTAATATGAGTGTAGAGATTAAATTCATCGGTACTAAAGAGGTTGCCGAAGCACTTGGTTGTTCCTTGCCTACTGCACGCAATATTATGTTGAGAGCAGATTTCCCTTTAATACGGGTAGGCAAAAATCTTAAAGTTGAGCTAAATGCTTTTCTTAACTGGTCGCAGAAAAGAAGGGTATGAGCATTTAAAGCATTTACATAATATTTAAGCAACCGTATTGACACAAAAGATTTAAGGCTATACAATACTGATATAGTAAAAATCTTTTGTGCTTTACGGTTTGGAAAGGAACGATTTTTATCAGTACTAAAAGCACAAAGCCTAAGTCTAAATGCAATAAACTTGATTACGGTGACGGTTCTGTATACTATGTTAAAAGCAGAAAATGCTTTGCAGGTCAGATAACGCTTGAAATTAACGGTGAGAAAAAACGCAAGACGGCTTACGGTAAAACCGAACGCATTGTTAAGAATAAGTTGCTTGAATATCGTATTCAGGCAAAAGCAGGATTTTTTGACGAACCCGATAACACAACTGTCTATGAGCTTGCCGAAAAGATGATTGAAGAACAATTCTCTCTTAATGAGATTAAGCAAACTTCATATGACCGCAAGAATGAAACCTTAAAGTCAATGAGTCCTATTTATGATTTAGCAATGCGTGAGATTACGGAAGATGTAATAAAGCATTTTTTCATTTCTAAAATCTCTTATTCGCAGTCATACTTGGATAAAGCATATCAGCTTTTAAAGTCAGTTTTCAATGAAGCTGTAAGGAAGAAAATTGTTACAGAAAACATTATGCTGAACATCAGAAAGCCAAAGTCAAAGCAGGAGCTTGTAAAAATAAGAGCATTGACTGTTGATGAACAGAAAAAGCTGATAGATGTTCTCAAAAGCGAGGATATACGCTATTCGGAACAAATGCTTTTGTCAATGTTTACAGGCATGCGTATGGGCGAAATTAACGCCTTAGAGGTAGGAGATATAAACTTTAATGACCGTACAATTAGAGTTTGTAAAACTGTCAGCAGAGGTCTTAACGGTAAAACATATATAAGTAATTCCACAAAGACTAAAGCAGGTATGCGTACAATCTATTTTAATGATGATATGGCTGATTTTTTAAAACAGTGTATCGGAGATAAAAAAGAAGGTCTTATATTTGCTTCAAGTGTGGATAAACTTGTCACAACTAATCAGGTAAATTATCAATACGCAAACACGCTGAAAAAGTATGATATACTTGATAAGAGTGTTTACGGAAAGGTTGATTTACATTCACTTCGTCACACATATGCAACAAGATGTATTGAATCAGGTATGCCTGCAAAGGTACTGCAAAATCTTCTCGGTCATACTGATATAAGAATTACGCTTGATACATACTGTGATGTTTTCCAAAAATACAGTATGGAAAATCTTGCTGTAGCTGACAGCTATATGAAGAGCAATAACATTGCAATAGTATGACTGTCCGAAAATGCACTGTCAACTTTACTGTCACACCATAAAAAGCCGATAAATAAGCCACTTGTCAGGGTTACCTGCACCAACAGCCGTTTCTTATGTAGGGACGGCTGTTTTGTATCGCATTTTCGGTCTGTTTTATGGTGATTTTCAAAATATTTGAATTAATTTTTAATAAAAACCGAAAATTATGTTGACAAATCCGAAAATATGGTATATAATAATCAAGCTGTTGTTATTAAACAACATTTCGAGGTGTAGCTCAGTTTGGTAGAGTGCTTGGTTTGGGACCAAGATGCCGCAGGTTCAAGTCCTGTCACCTCGACCATAGAAAAACCGCATTAGAAAGCCAGTTTTTAGCTTTTTGGTGCGGTTATTTTTTATATCTTTTTAACGCTAAAATACACCGAAATACAGAAAAAAACAGGTAAAATGTTAGGCAAATGCAAGGCAGGAAAAGTCAGATATAATCGGTACTTTCAGGCTTTCAAAAAATGCGATATTATGCAAAATCATTAAATTTACAAATAACAAACTCCCCTCACCCACTTTTTACGGCGGATGAGGGGAATATTTTTTGCAATTATGTGTTCGGTTTAAAACTTATTTTATTTTTGCGGTATAGTCAAGGGCAATCCAGCCTGCGCCGCTTTTGAGTTTACCCCACAGCTTTGCGCCTGTGCCTGTTTTTTCGGCAACAATCGTGTACGCTCCGCCTTTGGCGATTGAGCCACACACGGGATAGTTCGTGCCTGCGCCTTTGCGGATATTTACGCCGTTCGATGATGTAATCTTTACAAGGTACGGCTTAAAGACTGATGTGCTCGGCTTTGTTGTCGGGGTTGACGGTTTTGCGGTTGCCGATGATGAGCTTGCCGACTTATATTTATAGCCGAAGTAGTTGCACATACCCTTGCAGATTGCCTCAGCAATTGCGTTTGTGTTGTTCCTGATCCAGTTCGAGCCTGTCACGGTGTCGTGAAATTCACACTCAACATACACGGTCAATGCCTTCGGCACATTGATTTCGTAGAGGTCGGTTTTGTAGCTGACTGAATCGTCCTTGCCCGGTGAAATTGCTCCGAGGGCAGACTTTACCGCCTCGGCAGCCTTTCTGCCGTTTGAGTTCAGGCAAAATACTCTTGTACCGCCCGTATATTTGCCGTTAAAAGCGTTGGTGTGAATCGGCATATGAATGTCTGCACCGAACTTGTCCGATTCGGGACAGCGTGTCTGCATAAGCGTTCCCGACTTTGCAACCATAACCTCAAAACCGCAACGCTTGAGTGCTTTGGCTGTGGCGGCGGCAATTTTGTCGCACTGAGCCATTTCATTTGTACCGCCCGTTGCATAGGTGTTTCTGTTCTGATTTGACGGACTGAGATAGATTCTTTTTGTTGACATAATTATTCCTCGCTTTCGTTTTTATTTTATGCACTTCCCACTTTTACTACATTTTTTAATATGGTATAATTCATAATAGAAGGGAGGTGAATCATATGGAGTTGATTTTAAAAGAAATTGAACTGGCATTGGACGCTAAACTATACTATTTAGCGTTGGAAGCTTCTCTAACATTGCCCGATATCTGTGCAGCATTACAATCCGATGATGGACGAGCAAGTAAAAGTAAATATATTGCTTGGTATGACACTTACGCAAAAGAACCGGGCAATCTATCTATTTCCGGCAAGGATTGTTACTATTTTCGTTGTTCATATGTGCATCAAGCACAAACCACACACGAAAATGCTACATATTCACGAATTATATTTTTAGCTCCAGCTTGTCATGGCATAATTATGCATAACAATGTTATAAATGGTGCCTTAAATATTGATGTTAAGCTTTTTTGCAATAATATTCTTAATGCAGTGCGCAAATGGCAGAAATCAATCAAAAATAATGAAAACTATAAAAGAAATTACAAAAATCTCATTAAACTTTACCCAGATGGACTTCCACCATATATAACCGGCATACCCGTAATTTCGTAACAATAATCTAATAAACATAGATAGTCCAGAAGAAATTTAATTTTCAACTGGGCTATCCTTTTATTTTAGTTAGTTTTCCGAAACTTCGGGCAGACCTGCCACCGATGTGAGTACCGACAATACACCTGCCAAAAGGCTTGCCGAGCCTACTGCAATCCAGTTAACTTCTGTCATAACGGCAGACACTCCGATTGTTGCGATAGCCGTCTGAGCAACAGTCTTAATCGCTCTGACCGCCGTAGCTTTTGCCCATTCTTTGGTAAAAATCTTTTTCATTTTTAATCTTTCCTTTCGCTGATTTTTTCGAGGTCTTCAATTCTGTGATTTGCGACCTTAATTTCTTCGTCCACAACCGCATTATGCTGCTCGATTGCATATGTGCGCTCAATGAGATTGTTATGTTTTTCAACTTTCTTTTCGAGCTGTTCGATTCGATAGTTTGACATTCGGTTGCTTACACAAATGCCACCAAGCGTGCCAACTAAAGTACCAAACAGTGATATAACCGATACAATTATTTCGGGTGTCATTTTACTTCGATCTCGCTTTCTCAGGTGAGCTGTATTAAAGCCCTCTTTAGTTAATTATCTGCTTCATTTACATACTTAAAATCTTCAACATTTTTTGCCATTACTTCTTTTAGTTTATAGTCAAATAAATTCGCCATAGCTGAGTAACCATTAGCCGAATAATGCCAATTAAAAAAATATGATGTAAATGGTTCACTGTTAAATTCTTTAAAACAATCTAAATAATAGCATTTTTCTTTTAATTCACATATGGTTTTATAAACATCATTAATGCTAGGCGAGTTTTGTTCTCTTGAAACTCCAGTACACACAATGTAAGATTTGGGTGATATATTTCGGAGTTCATTAATTACTTTGCTTACATAGCCATATAATGTGTCATTATCTGTATCTATATCGTCTGTTGCACCTATATTAATGCCAGATTCATTAGCACCCATGCAAATTACATATAATGGCATAGTACCAATGCTTTTGCAGTAATTTAAACCCCAAGTTTCACTTGTTGTATTTAGCCATGTTTTACAAGTTTGTCCTGACTTGCCAGTCCAAAAAGATTTTGTACCGCATCGTTTTTCTACATAAGCCCCCCATGAATGTTTTAAATCTTCTGAAATTGGAGTTCCATCTTTTTCTGTATTATAGCCCACAGATAAGCTATCTCCCACACTTGCAAATTTAGAAAAAACTGAAAAACCTAATCCGTCATTTATTATATTACTATATATACTGTTGTTTGTTTTCGATTTTTCTATTTTCTGATTAACCGAAGATAAATCGCCAGTATCACTTAGTGAATACTCCATTTTAACCATACTTATAGATTTAGGAGAATTTGTTACTCTAATAAAGCAAGTGCCATCAATTAATGTAACAACACCATTAACATTTACAATCTTATTTCCACTACTTATAGCATTAATAGTACCACCAAGATAATTTTTATTAGAGTCATAGCAATTAATATAATATAATGGACTATTAAGGTTTCTAAATTCACCTTTTACAATAACACGGCTTGAAATTGCAATAAAGTCTGTTGTTTTGAATGCTACGAGTGTATTTAATTTGCCTTTTTTATCAATATAACCATCATAGTTGAAATCTAATGTAATATTTCTATCGCCTATATCATCCTTTAACTTACTTACATCTGCCTTGTCCGCCTTTCCACCAAGCAAATTATCGGCTTCAACCTTTGAATAAAAAGAATTGCTGTCAGCTTTGTTTCCGAGGAGCTCGTCTATTTCTTCCGATGAGTAGATTTCGTTCGCACTATAGTAATAATCGTCAAGATATTTAATACTCGGATAATTAGTACTGCTGTCTGTAATGTCAGTTTTGGAGCTCACTTTGTTTAAATTGTCTTCTTTTGATTTAAGTGCATTGGCTACATCTGTTGCGTTAGCCTTGCCTGCAAGAGATGTTTCTGCCGTCTGCATTCGTGCCGACAACTGACTGACCGTGCTTTGGTCAGCTTTATTAGACACAGACGAATCAATCCCGTTAAGTCTTGCGTTGAGGCTTGAGGAGCTTCCCCTTGCGGTTTCGACTTCTGATTTTACGGTGGTTAAATCTGCCGTTGCGGTTTTGAGAGCCTCTTCAACAACTGTAACCCCGTCTGTTGCCCGTTCAATCCCCTCATCCATATGGTTGAGGTTGTCGGCAGTCAGCGGAGTTGCTGTTGAGGGAGTGTTTTCCCAGTTCATTCGTGTGTATTTATTCAATTTTTATTCTCCTTTCGCTGTGATTTTGTCTGTGAGTGCCTGTATGCCCGTAAGCTCTCTTGCAAGCAAATAAGAGGTCACGGTTGCAGTCTGCGGAGTGCCGTCAGCGTTATAGGCATAGTTGCCGTCAGCGTCGGTTACATAATATTTAATCTGTATAATATCGCCCGGTTCAACCCACAATCTGCCGTCAAGGGTTGCCTCGATAGGCTTATAAATTTTATGGTGCAGACGCTTGCCTGTATCGCCTGAAAACAGATTTTCAAACTTATGTATCCACGCACCGCCTGCGTTATCGTTTTCCTGCCATACAAGAATGTTATCTGTCATATCATAGGTTTTACCGCTTAAAAACTTGTAGCTACGCACCTTTGCAGTTCGTGTCGCTCCGCCGATTGCAAAGTCAACAGTCCCGTATGTACCGCTTGATTTTTCGTTAGCGCTGAATGCCTCGTAAAAGTCATATTTTTCTGCTTTCGCCGTATTGGTTTCGAGGTTGACAAAAACGATGTTACCGCCTTTTCGGTTATCGGGTTTAACAAAAGCAAACACACCGAGCATTTCCGCTGTATAATTAAGCAATTGACCGTAATTAACCTTTTCGGAATCATTAAGCCATACTTTGTTAAAAATTTTCATATTCTTAACAGTCAGATTCTCAGCCTTGTTGATAACCTCGTTAAGTAAACTGTCGGATAAAAAACGGGCGTCAGGTTGACCGCATAGGTTAGTGAATTTTTCAGAAACCATTGCCAACAGACTATAGACCGAAATGCCGTCAGAATTGTTATTCCAGAGCTTTTGCAGAGTGTTTGTACAGTCGGTTTCATAAAGCTGTGAAATCACATCATAGGCGGTTATGCTGATTTTGTTCTGATCTGTTTTATTGACCTCGGCTTTGTCAATCATACCGTTAAAAATGCACCACGACTTTGTTGTCACGGCTTCGCCCGGATAGAGCGTGTCGCTCGGATATAATGAACTGCTCGGCAGTATCGGAGAGCCTGACGGAAAAGTTTGTGTCAGCTTAACTAAAATCCAACAACCGACAAGTTTTGAAACATCAAAGGTTCTGTCAACGGTGTTCAGCAGTCCAATCTTGAACTCAGAGGCAATGCAACCGCCAAACTTTAATTCGTTTTCGTCACAAATCGACTGTTTAAGGCTCATACTTTCGCTTTCAATGTTGGTTTCGGTGATGACATTAAACTTGCTGTCAGATGCAAAGATTTCGAGCTTGTTTGAAATCAGCTCGTTAATAATTTTCTGCTTATGCGTACTTGAAACGGATAGCAATCTGTCACCCCCTTAATACTCAATAAAAGTGAAAGTCACGGCATTGTATATGATGTTGTTTTTGGTGATTTTCTTGACCTGATAGGTGATGTCGGGCATATAGGCGGTCATTGTGCGATATGCAAGAAGTTCATCGTCCCAATACTCGACACGGATTTTACGCTGTTGAGAGTTGTCCCATGAACTATTCAAAGCACTTCTAATTGACTGCATTTGTGCAAGGGTGAGTTCGTCAACGGTTGTAAACTCGATTCTCGACTTGTAATTTGGCGAAGTTGTTCGGTGCAGAAGATTGTTGCTGTCACGGTATGCCTTGATTTCGGTTCTCTGGAGCGGAGTGCCGTTGTAGTTATCCTTTGCAATAAGCTCGTGCGGAAACAGCTTACCGCTCTTAGGGAACCTTATTAAATAACCTTTAAAATTTGCCATATCATCATCTCCTAACCTAACGCACCGACACCGTGACGCTTTTTGACTGCGTTGTTGCGTTTTACAATGTCGTTAAAAATCACTTCGCCGTCAAGATTTACAGTAAGGTTAATGTCACCGCTGTCACCTGTTGAGCCTATCTCTGCCATAGCCTCAATAAGTGCCTGTTTGATAGTTGAAATCGGCGAAACAACCTCAGCCTCACGCTTGTTATCACCGAGCACGGCAAGAAATTCACCGTAATTTGCCGGAACAACCGTGCCTGTGGCAAGTCGGGGAACTGTAATGTTAGGTAAATTAACATTGCCGTTTATGCCGCCGAGTGCCTCATAAGCAATCTTTGCCGCCGCACTCATACCGCCTGAAATAGCGTTGCCGAGGCTATTGAACGGACTAACAAAATTGTTGATAAAGCCTTCCGTTTTGCCCAAAATCGAATTAAAAGAATTTGTAAACACATTTCCCAAGCTATCCATACATACCATAAGGTGAAGTTTCATGGAATTAATACCATTAATCAATCCTTGCATAACATATACACCTGTTTTGTATGTTTTCTTTGACGGTGAATGACAGTCCACACCGTCTTTGCCGTTAAGAGCGTCAAGATATGTAGAGGCTGTTTCAAGACCTTTTTTTCTAACATCTCCGATATATTCCTTGACACCTGTAGACATGCCAAAAACCATATTTTTGCCTGAATCCTTGGCAGCTTGTGTAAGATTATCCAAAGACTTCCATTGAGATTTTTGAACCTGTTCGGTGCTGATAAGGCCTGCATTGTAAGCCATAAGAACCGCAGAGGCATCACTGTAATTACCGTTTACAACTGCCTGCATTCGTGCAAGGTCTGAACTGTTAAGCTCAAGCTGTGCCGCCTTTTCACAGGTTTCATCGTAACCTAAACTTGCTTCGTCAAGTTTGCTTTTCAGTTCTTCGTATTCATCTTTCAACTTTCCGTAAGAGGTGTTTGCTTTTCGGTCAACACTCTGTAATGTCCAAAAATCAGGAACATCTAAATTGAGATTATCATAGTTCCATTTTTCCTTAAATTCATCAAGAGCCTGTTGCGCTTGTTTGTACTTAACAGCCGCATCACTTACGCTCTTGTTTGATTTAATCATCGCTTTTGAATTTTCTTCCATAAGGTCAGAAATTGCACTTGAACTTGCAACCTGCTTGTACTTCAAAATAAGTTCGTCAAGTTTTGTTATGATTTCATCGGTATTACCGTTTATACGAATTTTGCCTTTATCATCTTTTAATATATACTTATCCCAAGCTTTTTCAAATTCAGGGTACTTGTCAGAAAAATACTCGCCGATAGTTTCAAGCTCTGCCTGTTCCTCAGGGGTAAGATTAGCCTTCTTCAGCAAATCATCAAGTCGCTTTTTGTAGTTATCAATAACTCCCATATCCGCGGAAGTATTATCAAGCGATTCTTTGATTTCATCGCATAAAGTGTTGACATCTTCTTTGCATTGATTAACTGCGTCAACATACCCCTGCATTTCTTCTGTTGCCTGTTTAAATCCGAGCTTTTCAAGTTCTTCGTCATTAGCAAGTTTAATAGCAGTCACAAGACCTGTCAGCGCACTTGCAACACCGCCTACAACAGCAAGGACAGGGTGCGTGCTAAAAACAGTAACCATACCGTCTATTGCGTTTTTTATCCTGTCTATGCCTTTTGCAATAGCTTGTGCAGTTTTAAAAATCACAAGAGCTGTGCCGAAACTGACTAATGCTCCTGCAAGCGCCTGCAAAGCGTCTGCACTTATTGAACCTACCATTTTTCCCAAAAGCTCTAACGCTCCTGCAAGGGCTTCTACAAGTTTCGGAACTGCTTCTTCAATTGTCCATTTTGCAAGTGGGAGAAGAATATTCTTGTATGCCTGTTTCAGCTTATCTCCGCAGGCTTTGAGCAAATCCCTGAATGCCTGTCCGAGGTCGGCAACAGCTGATACAAGTGGTGACAAATCAAGACTTTCAAGCCATTCAAGGCGAATCTCTGACATATCGCTCAAAAAGCCTGTGATATCTTCAACAATGCCAAGGATTGCTTCCCAAATCTTTTTGCCCGATTCATTTTTGTCCCAAGCCTGTTTAATTTTAGTCCGCAGAGTTTTGGTGTAGTTGTTGCAGTTTTTGATAATATTCAGAATATTAGTCCAAATTCTCTCACCGGTGCCGTTATTCCAAACCTTGCGGAAATCCTCTGCAATCGTATTTACAAGTTCAAGCAAGCTGTCCCATTTGTCGATAATGGATTGTACAACCTCGTCACCAAGTCCTGCCTTATTCCAAGCCTTTGTAAACGCTCCCGAAATATCACCGATGATATCAAAAACATTTTTCAAAAGCTGTTTGATGTTTCCGATAATCTTTTCGCCTGTGCCGTTTTTCCACACTCTCTTCCACGATTCGCTGATTGAAACAAAAGCATTTTTCAGATTATTCAAGGCTCTTTTAATGCTGTCAAAAACCTTGTTTGTACGCTTTTCAATCGCTGTTGCGGCAGTATCAAGTGCGTTAACTGCGGCTTTAGAGGATTTCTTTGTGGGGCTGTTTACTGCTGTGCTGTCATCTGACGAACTGTTTTCAAGGCTCATCACATTGAGCCTGTCAAATCCTTGAAGATTGTCTTTAATTTCCTTTGTCTTTTTCGATGTTGTGGCAAGTGCAGAGTTTGCACTCTTTGTTTCATCGGCGAGGTCTGTCATTTCAGAGCTTGCGGAATTTGCGGAATTGTCGGTTGCAGATGAATAGCCGAAAACCTGTTCCGTAAAGCTTTTGAATTTTTCCGTTGCAACATCTAATTTTTCGATAAAGGAATTAAGATTTTTCAACAGCGGAGAAAACACATTGATAAGTCCCTGACCGAGTGTAGCTTTCAGGCTGTCAAGTCGGAGCTGTAAAATTCTTGTCTGATTTGCCCAACTGTCCTGCGTTCGGGCAAAGTCACCCGTCGCATTGGCAAGCTGGTCTTGCACAAACTTGTAACGCAATGTTACTTTTTCGGCTTCGGTCATTTTTGCTGTAGTTTTACCGTAGCCGTTTGCAAGGGCATAGCTGTCAAGTGCAGTCTGTGTCATCACAATACCTAAATCTTTGAGCGTTTCGGTTTCACCAGAAAATACAGATTTAAGTTTTGTGTAAGCTTCGTCCTGTCTGATGTTGTAGAATGAAGCGACATCGCCTGCAAGTCCTGTCAGCGTGGTTGACATATCATAGGCTTCTTTCTCTGTAAAGCCGAAAGCCTCAGCCATTGAACCGAATGTACCGACATACTGCTTAGCCATAGTTTCGGACAACCCGAATGAATTAGCTGCACTTTTCGCCCACTTGTCAACCTGTTTAGTCATTGCCGGAAAAGTAACATCAACAACATTCTGCACCTCCGCAAGGTCAGAACCAAGCTCAATGCACTCTTTGCCGAAATTTGTAATTGCATAAGTGCTGAAAGCAACAGCGGCAGTCTTTGCAAAGGTCTTAAGCTGATTTTTTACCCTTTCGATTGATTTGGTAACAGTAGTATTAACCTGTGCCAAACCGCCGTTAAAACCCGATGTATCAAGTTTCGTGTCAAAATTCAGATAACCGTCAACCGCCATATAATCACATCCTTTCATTTAAAAATGGGCATAAAAACAGCGCACACCGTTATGATGTACGCTAATAAAATTTTGCAAAAGAACAGCCACCCCGTTTGGAGTGGCTTTTTCGTTTTATTCAATCATTGATTTCAGCTCATCCATATGCTCTGTAACGCTTGCGACTTTATCAGTGCCAAGAGAATATTTAGCCAAATCTATCTCACCGCTAATCCAACGGTCATTATCAGTTGTCGGAAGATTTTCATTCTTAAGAATATAATCACCGAGGTCATTTTCAATCTCATCGAGCTTTGCTTCTGCTTCTTCGGCAGTAAGTGTTCCGTCAACATAACTCTGCATATATTGAATGGCTTTTTTGGCTGAATTAATTGCAACATTACTATACTTAGGCGTTTCAGTTGTCGCCGCCGCAGTTGTTTCAACTTTTGTATCTAAATTTGTACTGTTTTCCGGCTTAGTACCGCAACCCACAAGCGAAAGTGCAAGAACTGCCGAGAGTGATAATGCTATAAGTTTTTTCATTGTTCATTCTCCTAAATGTAAAAATGCTATAATTTTTTGTTTAATCATACACTAACAATTAGAGAATGTCAACAACTGACGATAAAACATTACACTACACAAGCGAATTTATGAAGTCAAGTTCTTCTTTATCTTCTGCTGTGAATTTGGGTTTTAGGTCGATAAGTTCTTTATGTTCGCTGTAAAAATCCCGTTCGGTTTTGTCGAGCTTCTTATGCTTTGCCTTTTTGGTGCGAATTGACATAACCTGTGTAAACAAACCGTCGCCCACTTCATTGAACAAGCCGAGAAAAGTCCACCAGTGCATATAATCGACTGTGCGTGTTTCCGCTCCTGCAACCTTATTGAGAGCAGGGAAGATTATATGTCCGTCCTGTTCCCAATCAAGCACCCTGACGGGCATTTGTCGGCTTTGCGGAATATCTCCGCCGTCAAGATACCAAGTTGCCCTGTCAAGTGCCTTTTGATAATTTTCGGGAATTTCCTTGTAAAGGCACTCAACACACACTCGGCATTTTTCAAAATCGTTCAGTTCATCATCTGCATAGGCTTTGAAAATCAGCAGAGCAACACGAAAGTCGGAATTGATTTCGTAGTTTCTGCCGTCAACCTCAAGGCTTTTCGGCAGTAATTCAATCACTTTTTCACCTGTGAAGTGTATTTGCCGACTTTCTCATCGGAAATTTTCTGTGCCGATTTAAAATCAGCCTGCACAACAGGAATAAGCACTTCAAGGAAGTTTTCAAAAATCGGCTTACCGCCCGCAAGTGAAAGACAGTTAATTTCACCAAAGGCAACCGTGCAGACATCCGAACCGAAAATGTAGTTAATCTGTTCTCTGATGTCCTTGTCGCACTCGGTGATAAGCTGAATTGCGTCTGTGTTTTCAGCTTTTTCAGCGTTTTCATACTTCTTCTGAATCTGCTCAATATTCTTGACTGCCTCGTTGAGCCTTGCAAGAATGCCCACATCCGCGGTGTTGATACGGATTACTGCGTTTTCGTCATCGCCAATCTGATACTCCTTGTAACCTCTGTCAAAAACAAGTTTCTGCATAAATCAATCCCTCCCCAAAGATTAAACCGTTGCGGTAAAGGTCGGCACTTTCTTCTCAATTGTAGCCGTACCCTGCTGTCTGTCGCCGTTGAATGCGATGTTGAACGGAATGTTCACACCGCCCTGAGCACCGCCGTAGGACTGTGGCTTTACGATACAGGTTTCAGTCCAAGCGTCATACGGACCTGTCTTCTTATCAACAAGGACTTCAAGAATTGCAGTCTTGCAGTCGTCACCTGTAAGGCGGTTCATTGCAATATCCTTAATCTTTTCATAGATTGCATCGCCTGTGTTTGCGTAATAAGTGTCTGCGTCAATTGACGGTTCATAGCCGTTATCGTTTACAACGGTTTCATCAAGAATGTTCTTGACTGTTTCTGTGTCGGGGTTGAGTTCAACGGACATATCCTCGATGTCACGACCAATCAAAAACCACTTAGGGGTTTCGCCTGTGCCGAACGAAGCGTCAATGTAGTGCATAAGATAACTTCTTTTGAGTTTACCGATATCGGGTGTTGTTGCCATAATTAAAATTCCTCACTTTCGATTTTGTAATCTGCGGTAATCTGTAACTGATACATTACATTACCAATTAAATTGCTGTCGGGTATGTCATAAAGCATACCGTTTGAACAGGTTATTTTTGTGAGCGTACCTGCAAGCTCATTGTTGCCAACCGTTACTGTCAGCGTTTGCCCCTTTGCCTGTTTTTCAAGCCACAGCTGTAACTCGTTAATAAGTCCGCTGTTGGCAAGTCGGTCATAGTCATTAACCGACTGATAAACAGCGTACAAGATGAATGTGTGCTGTCGCTCCTGATTACCGAGAACATCGGATTTAATCAGCGTATCGCCTGTCGGAGATAAGCCGTAGCTGTCGGTGTCGGGAGTTGTGTAGTCAATGTGCAGAAAATCGTTCAGCTTTGGAAAGCTCATCACAATGCTCTGCATAAGTTCAATTATGTTCATTCTGCCGTGCCTCCTGCCACTTTAGCAGCACCCTGTAAAATCTCTTTTTTACGGTCGGCTTTCATTCGTTCAAACCACATCTTGCCGGCAAGAGGGTGCTTTGCCCGAGAATAAACAAGCATTTTACCTGTGGGGTGTTTCTTCTGTCCTTTAGGGCTGAAATAGCCCACAATAACACCGTTTTCCTTAATCGGGATATTAGGACCGTAAACCTTGCCGTAGTAGAGATACCTCGCATACGGTGTGTTCTGATGAATTTCGCCCGAACCTATAACCGTTGAGAGGGTTGCCGACTTTTCAAGCACGCCGTTTCTGAACGGTGTATAGGGTTTCATCAATCGTAAAACCGTGCTGTCAACATACTTTTGCACCTTTAACACATCGGCATTTTTGCGGACTGCAAACTTTTTATCCCAGAGGAAACCTGCCGTACCGTTTTTTGACTTGATGACAAAATCGGGCGGTTGAACAATCTTCATGCAATCACCTCGCCGAAATTTTGATGTGCTGTAAATCGGTTACGCCGTAGAGCTTTTCATCAATCGACATAACCGCATAGCACCTGTGTTTTTGCTTTAGCGTTTTAAGGCTCTGTGACACGCTCTGAGGGTTTGAATTATCAAAGGTAAAATTACTCTCGCCCTTAATAATAATGTCCTGTGCGCTGTTCTGAGGGGTGCAGAGCTGACCTGCAAAAAGGTTTTCGCTCGGCTTTAAAAAGTCGGGCAAAAGTACTGCGGATTCAATCGGAATATACACCGTCACGCTGTCAGCGTTCTGCATTCCGCTTTTAAGCACATTGCGAGCCTTGTTCTCCTGCCAATGACATTCGGGAATAAAATATCGGTCATAGCCTGAGCCATTGAATCTGTAGATTGTGCAGGAGCTTTCAGGGGTAATAATCATCTGCGACCACCTCTGTACAGCAAATCGGTGTCGGCAAGATACTTGTAAATTGTGTGTCTGACAGCCTTTTTATGGGCGGTTTTACGCTCTTCTTCGGACACATAGCTTACGGATTCATCACCGACGCTTGCGGATGAAATTCCTGAATTTGCGGACTGCTTTTCATCGTTATATACAAGCTCTGCAAGCTCACAACAGCAGAGTTTTACGCTTTCGGGAATATTGATCCCGTCAACATTTTCGCCTGTGTATGCCTTAATGAGCAGGGTTGCAGAGCGTGCATAATAATCAAAGGCGGAAACAATGACCGCCTTTCTGCCACAGAGATATTCAGAGATGTAATAGCCTTCATCGGCATAAGCGGTCATAGTAACACTCCTTTAAGCCTCTACGGCTGAATGGCAGTAGATTCCTGCCTTTTTATTCTCGTAAACATCGGCAATACCGACCATACGATAACCAAACTTCCAACCGTCAGAACTCTGATTAACTGACGGCTCAATAACCTTTGTGTCAAGGTGCTTTGTGAACTGAATCGGAGCAGAGCCGTGAATAATCATAAAGTTGATATTCTTGCCCGAAGTCGCCTTTTTGTAACCGCCCTTTTCCTTGCTTGAGGATGTGCCGTCAAGCTGTTCAATTGCTGTATAGAATCTTGACTGTGGCACAAGTGTGGTATCTGCAAAACGGCTGAGAACCTCCCTTGACTTTGTTGTATCAAGATCCTGCACAAGACCGTAAAGCGGTGATGTGATGAAAAGGTGTCTGTTCTCGAAAGGAACTTCGTCCTCATCCATTTTTGTTGAGGCTGTGCGGAGAGCCTTTACAACCTCTTCGCCTGTTGTGAGAGTTGCACTCACGGACGAAATACCGCTTGTACCGGCATACTTTGCAAAGCGGAAAGCGTCAAGCTCGGGAACAACCTTTGTGCGGATAAACTCGCCCGAAAGTCTGCCGAATGCAATGCCTGCCGTTTCTGCATTATCCATTGTGTCAACCGTGAACATTCTGCCACGGTCAAAGTTACATTTCACGGTTTCGTTCGTAAGCTCAACATCGCCGTCAACATAACCGCTGTTGCGTGAGTAGTCTGCAAGACCGTCCATTGTGAGCATCGGAATGATAAGCTCGTTTGCGTTAGCGCCCTGTGTTGCAAGGTCTGACGCACCGTCAATTTTGCTTGTGAGTGCCGACTGCTTATAGACCTCATCAAGCAACGCTGTGTACTGCTTAAAAAGTGCAATTGTGTTTGCCATAATAAAATCACCTCATAGATTTAATAAAATTATTTCTTTTCGGCAGAAAGTCCCATAGCCGCACGCATTGACGCAAGCGGATTTGAGCCTGTACCGCCGTTACCTGTATCGGTTGCACCGACAGGATTCTGAAAAGGCTCATCAGACCCGAACATATAGCCGTTTTCGGACTTAACCTGTTCGAGAGCCTTTTTGATGTCATCTGCCTGATTTTTAGATGTTTTCAGGTTTTCAAGGTCAAGCAGAGCCTTGACAGCCTTTGCATTTTTCGCACCGCTCTTTGAAACAGCGGTGTCAAGAACAGAGTTAAACTCCATATCGGCAATTTTTATCTGATACTCGTTTTCCTTTGTTTCAAGTTCGCCGTTGAGCTTTTTGATTTCGCCCTTGAGCTCATCCACATTGACACCCTCAAACTTTTTGAGTGCAGTCTGCGCAGTTTCAAGCTGTGACTTGTAGTTGTCCCTTGATGTGCGGAGCTTTTCAACCTCTGACACGGTTTTGTAATTATCCGCAAAGGCTTTTTCAAAGTCTACCTTTTTATCTTCGGGAACTGTAAAGCCGATTTCGGAGAGAAGTGTGTGTATATTCTTCATAGTAAATCCTTTCTGCATAGCTTGTATTCCGCTTTGCCTGCGGTAGAAATTCAGCCGTTATAACCTACGGCATGGTAAAATAAAAGCACCTATGCAATCAAATGCAAGGGCGCTTAATCTGTTTTTTCTGTTTTAGCTGCTTTGGCTCTCGGCTTTTTGGGAGCGTCAGACTTGACCTCTTCTGCAAAACCGCCGTCAATGAGTTCCTTTGCTCTCTGCTCGGAGCATTCAAAAACTTCATTCACAGGTCGGGTTACATAGCCGTTCTGCCTGTCATTAAATGCTGTTGTTACTCTGATTTTCATTCTGTCACCACCTTTTCAATATTTTAAACTGGTCGAAATCGACGGGTTTAACTGTTAATCTTTACTCTTAAATGTAATCGGCAAAATCTGTTTAGGCAGGAAGTTAATTTCATAACGGTATTTGTCCACTTCTGCACCGCTTATGTCCTCTACAACATACATAGTTTCATCATTAAGACCTATGATATGCTTTTTGTATTCACCCTTGCCCGTTTCGCAGACAACCTCAATTTGGTTATCGTCATTATCGACCTGTAATGAAAAAGCGGCAACAAGTTCAAATGACGGCTTATCGGTTCTTGTGTTAATAACCGTAAGCCTGCGTATCACATTGAAATTGTCTGCTTCCTGCGAAACATTGTACGATACCTGCGTTGCCTCGGTACAGCCCACAGTAACCAGTACGGTTGTTGCAATCATAACTACCATAAGTACAATTGCTAAAATTCTTTTTCTCATAGTATCAAACCTTTCTTTGATTAATAATAAAAAAGCACTCTGATTTCTCAAAGTGCTGATTTGATGTATTTAGTTTTGTCTTGGTAAGTTACAGGCAAGTTAAGCAATACCGTGAACAAGCCGTTTTCCTTGCTCTGAACATATTCTCGGCAAGTTAAACAACAAAACCGCCCTTTTTACGGAGCGGTTAGCTTTTGTTTCTTTGTTTTTCAAGTTCTTTAATTATTTCGTCAAGACGTTTTGAAGCTTCTTCGTTAGAACCATCTAAAACAGATTTATTTATTTCTTCCATTCAAATAAACCTCCTTCTTGATGTTTACTTAAAAATTTATCAATAACCTTTCTGTATTCACTATCAGAACCTGTTTTTATCCTCTTTTTTCCCATTCGTTGTAACTCTGTTAAAAGTGATAGTCTGTCGTATCCTTTCAACTTTGTTAATACTTCAATGTTGCCATCGTTTTTCACAATAGTAAATGTTTTTATACTATCATTCTTAATAAATTCGATAATATCATTTAAAGAATAACTGCTGTTTCTCGGGTGATTGTGCATAACAAATAAATCTTTGCCTTGAAGTGCTGATCCAAAATCTATTTTTTCATCAGTTCCTTTAATAGGCTCTGTAATCATTTTGGACACATCATTTTTTAATACGAAGGCAACTTCTTTATTGTCATTTTGTTCTTTTGAAATTTTCAAAAGCTCCTTGTGTTGTTTTTGAATTTCCAAACACTGCTCTTCTGTATAACCTTCAATATCAACTTTAGGAATACAACTGATAGCTTTATCGGTTATCGGAGTAATAGGCTTTTTACTTTTCTCTTTTATTATACCACTTTCACCCGATTTTGCAACAGATTCAGCGGTGATTTTATTAACACTCTCTGCCTTTTTCGGGAGTTTTGAGCCTAAAGCATTTTTGCCGTCAACGGTTATTCTTTCCCATTGTTCGGGAAGTCCCATAGCTTTTGAAAACTTTACATATTCGTCCTGTCGCTGAAAGTATTTTGCCTTTGCGCCTGTGATTGTGTCGTCATCGGCACCGCCCTGTGTGAGCAGTTCAATCTTCTGTCGGTCGGCACGCATTGCAGTTTCAAGCTGTCTTTGCCTCTGCTGTGCCTCATATGCCGTGTACTGTCTGCCGTTGTATTCTTTCGGCGTGTTCTCTTCCTCGTTCATACGGTCAAGTTCTTCTTTGCTGTATGTCGGGGTATCAATGCCCTTGATGAACGGCGAATAGCTGTGATAGCAATTCGCACCGCAAAGACCCGTTACTGTACCAAGACCGCAGACGGTTTCAAGCTCCTTTTTGCTGTACACTCTGCCCTGCCACACCTGATGTGTCGGTCTTGCACCACGGTGATAGCTGACCTCGAAATATTCCGTGCCGAGCTGTTCGGCATTGTCCTCGTTGACCTTTGCGACAACCTGATTAAAGCCTGTCATCAACGCCCTGCGTGCCGCCACGTCAACACGATTGCTCCAACCGCTTGCATAATCAACGGTACGCAATCCACTGTCGGTCATAGCTTTAACCGCTTTTTTAAGGACTGCGTTATAATCAACCGCACCGCTTGCAATCTGCATAAGTCCGTTGTCAAGAGTGCGTTGGTAAAAGTCTGCAAGCGGAGTAAATGACAGCGTATTGTCGGCATTTCTCACGGCGAATCCGAGTGAGCCTGTAATGTTCCTGTACTCCGATTTTGTCTGATTTTTGACCGCCTTTACAAGTTGTTGCAACTGTTTATTTTCCGCATAAGGAATATACTCTTTACCCTTGCTTGTATAAAGCTCCTCATTCCTTGCATATCCCGATTTCACGACTTCGTCATAGATTCTGTCGATTTCATCGTCAGACACATCGAGCGTGCTTTGAATAAGGCTGTCTATTTCATCCTTACTCACGCCCAATTCATACAAGCGGTTTATCTGCCAATCGGCGGCAGAGGTTATCTCCTCACCGTTAGCTTTCAAACGCTCCGTAAGGTCGGACATAATATTTAACTGTAAACTGCGGTACAACTGTTCCATAGCCGAGGGCAAAGCCTCAATTTCAGTCGGAGTGAACATTATTCGATAACCTCAGAGGACTGCGGAAGATTCTTTTTCGCTGTCTTTTCGTCCTCTCCATACCATTTCATTCTGTATTCCCATGCTTGAAGGATGCCGAGGTTTAAGTCCTGAATATCCTGCTTGCGTTCGGTTTCTTCATCGGTCAGAATACTGTCCTTGAAATCGCATACAAACGAATAACCGCTTGTTGTCAGCGAATTGTAAAAGGCAAGAGCATACACCAAATCATCAAGGCAATAGCGGAGTTGCTTCTGAATTGCCGACACGGTATTGTACTTTCTGTCCTTAGCCGACTTAATCTCCGTAGCAGTCTTTGCGACTGTTTCGGGGTTTGAAAGGTCACCGTATGCAAGACCGACCGCAAATTCAATCATACGCAAATATGTATTCAATCCGTCCGTAATGTCGGACTGTCGGAACGCAGGTGAAAAGTCCTTGAACAGTTCTTCATCACCCAAATCAACATCAACGGCACGGTACAAACGCCTGTTAAGTCTGTCGGCTTTGCCGTCCTTAAATACGGCAGAATCAACATGAATCGCACGCTCACCGCTTTCAAACTCCCAGTCAAGCCGTCCGAACTGTATATCGGCTTTCTGAATGATTTCAAGTCCGCTGTCAAAAATCGACATACCGCATGATGAGCCGTCAACCGTGTTTTTAATCGGCACTCTGAAATAACCGAACGCAGGTCTTTTCATATCGGGGTATGTGACCGCAGGCGGTAACTCTGCCCATTCCTCAATCACAGCGAGAGGAACTTCAGTACCGAGAACCTCGGGTGATGACGAACGGTAAGCCGTGTTTGTAACAGTCAAGCCCTTGTCCTTGTCAAGGCTGTGATATTCAAGCCTTGTGTAGTAGTTGTCACCGATTTTCTTAAATTCGGGGAAGATGACCTTTACAAGCCTGTGCTTTGTGTCAAACTCAATCGGCACAAATGCATTTGCCGAGATATATTGTACCCTGTCACCGCCCAAAGGCTTGATGACCATTGCACCTGTTGCAAGACCTGACTGTAACTCCGAATTAAGCTCCTCGGTTGCAGTTTCAAACAATTTTGACAGCGTTTCATTTGAGATGTTCACCGTCATTTCATTAAGTGCAACGTTCGCAAATTCTCTTGTAATCGACTGTTCAAGCCTCAAACTGATGACATTTTCATCAAGCCACGGAGCTTTGCCGACATAACAATTTTGCCATATGCCGATAGCCTTTTGCATTTCTGCCGTAATCGCAAGCCGTAAATTAAGCGCCTGCCGAATATTTTCAAGCGGAAACATTCGCCTCCACACTCCCTTCAAAAAATCTATAAGTCCCATTATTCACCTCTGCGTTTCCATACTCTGTTCATTGCATATCTGACAGCGTCAATATGGTGGTTGTCCTTATCGGGATAACCGCTGATAACATTGCCGTCCTTGTCACGCTCGTATTCATAGTCGAGAAACTCCTGTGCAGTATGCGGACAGCGTGTGTTATCAATCACAATCTCCCGTAAAGACTGCAACCACTTCATCGAGTAAACAACCGAACCGGGTCCTTTTTCTGCCGAACGAGCCATTAAACCGTCAGCCCTGTAATCGCCGACTGACTTCTGTTCTGCACTGTCGCAAGTGATTAAATCATTGCTTGTAACTCCGTGCTTAGTTCTGAGCAATTCGGCTGTTTCCCTGTTGCTTTTTTTGTTGCAATGTTCCTCGTCAAAAATGATGAGCTTGTGTTGACTTGGAATATAAGTCATACAATCATAGGCAAACGGATCAGGATACCAACCCCAGTCAACTCCTCTGTAAAATCTGTCAAAGGTCTGAATTTCGTCATCTGTGACCTCACGAATAACAACATTATCAAATACATTGCCGCCTGTGCCGTTAGCAATGCCCATATACTCGTTTTCATAAGCGGTAGGGTTTGTTTCTTTCAGGAACTCTGCGTCATCTATAAACGGCTTTCCGAGCCATTTTGACGGTACTGTAAGGTATGTACTCTCAATAACAAGCCTGTCTTGACGGGGAATTTTAACATACTTGTTTGCCCAGTTCTGTGCAGATTTCGGAGGGTTGAACGATTTAAATTTAAAAGCCGTGTCACCGCCACGAATCACCGACTGTTCAATCTTTCTGACAGCTTCCTCGCCCGTGAACTGGTCAAGTTCTTCAAACCACACAACACCGATATAGCCGAACGGTACTTTGATTGATTTAATCTTGCCCGGATCATCTGCTCCACGGAAGTATATTTTCTGTCCTGTGCTTACCCTCGTGATTTCGAGAGGTGACACGGTGCAGTTAAACTCGCTTTCAAGACCGAGAGCAGAGATTGACCACAAAATCTGCTGATACACCGAACTGCGCAGAGTGTCGGCTACCTGACGAAAAATACAGGCGTGCATATCCTCGTTCTTCATAAGCAAATCAATAACATTCAGACTGACGAAAGACGATTTTGTTGAACCTCTTCCGCCGGGAAAAACATATTCCGAATGTTCTTCACCCTCAATATCAAAAAGCACCGACGAAAACGACGGTGCAACCATATTAGCCGGTATTCCTTTGTACTCCGAACCGTCACTCTTTGGCGGTTCAGCCTTTTTGCGTTCAATGTCGAGATAGGCATTGTCGAGCTTGATTTTATGATTTTCAAAAACATTGTCACGGATAATATTTCTTAATTCCTTAATAGAATTAACATCACCTGTTTTAGCCTTTTTGAGAAGTGCCGCATTTACAACGAGCAAATTATTGACCAAATCTTCGTCAATCTCATCAACATTAATTCCCATATCAATAAGCATTTCCCAGTCAGCAGGAGTGTTGGCAGGCAACGAAAGTAACATATCCATAACCTGTTTCATACTCTTTTTACGGCGGCGTGACTTGCCCGAAGCCTTACCGCCCTTTGCTCCGTTTTTCACGGCTTCATCACGGCTTTGGTCAGATGTAAACGGTATTAAATTTTTCTCATTGGGCAATCACCTCACCTCTTTTATCTGATTTTCCCTCACAACACAAAACCGCCCTCAAACGAGAGCGGTCTGTGCGATTTTTTTAGGGGACATAAATGCCTATGTCGTTTTGTTGCTTTCTTCAGTTTACATTATATCACCCTGATTCGGGACATCGGGACAAATTACCAGCGGTGACGATAACACATTTTCTTTATACTGTCGATTGTGTTATTACCGCCTACCTTTGTTAAAATCTTCGCCCAGCTGTATTTTAAGCCGAGGTGCATAAACAGGCAATTCTCCACAAAATCTTCACGGGAGAGACTGTTCAGGGCTGAATTTCGGCGAATTTCAAGGTTCTGAATATCCCTTTGAATATCTGCAATCTGCACCACCGCATTGCCCACCCTGTCGGATGTCTGACCTGACGGAACAATTCGTTCACCCAGCGTCACCGCCGTGTTATCCGCCTCAGCCTGAATCCGTGCCATTTTCGCCCTGAGCCGTGAAATCTCTCGGTTGATGTCCTTAATCTCTCTCGCTGTCAATCCGTATCTACCTCACTTTCAAGCCAATGTTTTGTGCAGTCAGTACAATTGTTATTAAATTCTTTACCTTTTGAACAACCCACACACGGTATTCCATAGGGACAATCGAAAAAGAACATTCGACTACGAGCCATTTCATCAATTGACATTTGTTTGATTTTTTCAAAGTTTGTCATTTTGCCTGTTCTCCTTTATCAAACAACATCTTTTATATTTTTTTCCGCTTCCACAAGGACAAGGTGCGTTCCTATAACTATTCTTAGGTGGGTGATATGTAACGGTAGCGAGAAAAGATATATTACAATCTTGTGTATAATACTCACATATGTCAGCAGGTTCTTTAGTTATATGGGCTTTCATTCTTGCTCCCCCTTTCTTGCTCATTCCATAATTTCAAAATCTCGTGATATTCTTCATTGTTTAAGTTAAGTCCTGTTTTTACATATACGCAATCAACGCAATAACTTGAGTATTGCAATCCGCATTTTTTACAAGGCATTGTTGCTCACCACTTATCCATTTTTGCACCGCAATAGGGACAATATGGGTACAATCTATGTTTTGTCATAATGATGTATTTATGGCAGTTTGTGCAAGTAAACCAAGCAAAACCACAAATATCTTTTTCAAATTTCCACTTTCCGTGCTTAATCTCTTGCATATCACACACGGTTGCTTCGTTGGGTTTACTACCGTCAACTTCGATAATATGCTTAACTGTTTCAGCATTTCGTTTTGAATTAAAGTATATCGTGTTTACACTACCGTCTGCGAACGGTATATCTAACGCATAATCACAGCATATCTCACGAATTTTTAATTTAGCCATTTTTCTCACTCTCCTTAACTGGCTGATTCCAACATTCAACGCAATTTCTTTCACCGCAGTCTTCAAGATCTTTAAGACCAAGCATTGATGGGCACATTCTCTTAGGTATACCTTTTTCGTTAAGCCATGCATTCGGATAGTTTTTCAAAAATTCATTTAAATAAGTTTTTCGCGGATGTTCATTACTCCACTTCTGAACGATTTCGATTGCCTTTTCGGGATAGAGCATTTCAAAAGCTGTACATGATTGCCCTTTATTGTTATTTATGCTACATAAAGGACAGTTAGAGCAGCCAAGTTTACATAGCCCATTCTTTGCTCTTTTCGTCATTCTTCGCTTTTCAGCAAAATAATTTTCCGTTTTTGAACAATCAATCATTTTCTTGACCTCCTTCAAAATTAACAACTTTTCCATTGTCGGTATAGTCCCGTTTGTCAAATTCAAGTTTCAGCTTATCAATGACAACACGGTCGATGTGTTCCCAAAAGACTTCGTCCGTGTCGGAGTGTTCAATTATCTCGGTCATCGACTTCAAAGCCTTTGCACATCTGTCACGACCAAAACCAAAATCCTTATGCAAGGCAAATACAATCGTCTTAAAAATTCGCCTTGTCAGGTCATTGATTTCTTTGTCCTTGACTTTCTGATATTCCCTGTCTGCAAGGCGGTTAATTTCCGCCATAGCCTCTCTTTTCAGCTTAACGGGTATTCTCGCTTTCACTGTTGGTTCTCCTTTCCGTATTTTGCTTTTAGGGATTTCAGCAAATCTTCCTGTACATTTGCTTTGCCCTGCAAGGATTCATAGACACGCTCATCGCAGGTGTTCTCTGTGATAAGGTGATGAATTACAACCGTGTTCTGCTGTCCCTGTCGGTAAAGTCTTGCATTTGCCTGTTGATACAGCTCCAAACTCCAAGTCAAACCGTACCACACGATGATGTTTCCGCCTGCCTGCAAATTCAGACCGTGACCTGCTCCGGCAGGATGTGCAAGCAACAAGGGAATTTTGCCATTGTTCCAATCTTCAATATCTGCAGAGCTTTCAAGTTTTCTGGCAAAATTGAATTTGTTCATAATTCTTTCAAGGTCGTGACGGAAGCTGTAAAAACATAAAACAGGTTGACCGTTAGATGTATCAAGAATTTCTGCAAGTGCGTCAAGTTTCTGTTCGTTTGTTATTGCATATTCACCGTTGCTCATATACATTGCACCATTGCTGTACTGAAGAAGTTTATTCGTAAGCGTTGCGGCGGTTGCAGCAGTAACCTCACCCTCTGCAAACTGCATATAGCAGTCTTTTTCAAACTGTTCATAATCAGCAAGCTGTTTTGGTGACATCTTAACCGACACCACACGATCCATTCGTTCAGGCATATCAAGCCAGTCTTCTGCTTTCATTGAAATGCAGATGTCTGAAATTTTACTCATAATTGACTGTTCGGCATTTTCTTTCAGCTTGTAATTAAAAATTGTAGTCTGATTACGCTGATTCGGTGTAAAATACCTTTCACGGTAGCCTGTAACAGTTTTACCAAGTCGCTCTCCGCTGTCAAGCAGATAAACCTGACTCCATAAATCTATAAGTCCGTTCGGCGCGGGTGTACCGGTAAGACCTACAACCCTTTTACTTCGGGTTATGTATTTACGCAAGGCTCTGAACCGCTGTGCTTTTGAAGATTTAAAACTTGATAACTCATCAATAACAACCATATCAAACATCCAGCCGTTGCCTATACTTGAAAGTTCGTTCGTAAGCCACACAACATTTTCACGATTGACAACATAGATATCTGCGTCCTGTGCAAGTGCAAGTCTGCGTTGTCTGGGTGTTCCGAGAATTTTTGAAATCCTCAAGCACTTCAAGTGTTCCCACTTGTCGCACTCTCTTGTCCAAGTATCTTCCGCAACTCTCAGCGGTGCTATGACAAGGACCTTTGAAATTTCAAAACTGTTGTATATGAGTTCTTCAACTGCGGTCAGCGTTATAACTGTTTTGCCAAGTCCCATATCAAGAAACAGTCCGCACCTCGGCGTGGTGAGAATTTTTTCAATTGCCATTTTTTGGTATTTGTGCGGAATAAATCTCAAAACTGATCACCTCCTGCACACTTTCTCTGCTGTCGCACGCATAAACTCTCTGCCCCATATTCCCGAAAAGTTTATGAACTCTCATCTGCTCAGGCCTTGGCTTTTTTCCTTTTGCTTTAAGTTCAGCGAAGAAAATTCTGCCGTTCGGCAACATACAAATTCTGTCCGGCACACCTCGCATACTCGCAGAGTTGAATTTAAGGCACACACCGCCGTGTTGCTTTATCTTACCTTTTAAGTATTTTTCAACACTTGATTCTTTCATTTCTTAAATTTCTCCTTAATTTTCATTTTCGGTTTAAAAAGTGTTACCCCAAAAAGCCCGATAATTACTGAATTTTCTATCTTAGGGTAACAAGGTAACGGTTTTTTCATAAAGTATAAGCAGATATAGGATTTTAAGAATACAATATTATTTGTTGATTTCTATAAATTCCTTATTTGACTACACTTACACATAGAAATTGTTACCTTGTTACCTTTTATCTGTTTTATCCGATGAATACTAACTTTTTTAGGGTAACAAAAAAGGTAACAAAAGCTATAGTTTTCGTAAAAACCCCCTTTGCGCCCCATAAATAGAACCAAATTTCTTTGCACCTTTTGTCTGCTCCCATTCACCTGTTCGCATAATAATGTCTTTAATTTCTTTGCTTTTCTGATAGGTGAAATCTTTGCGGTCACCGCCGAATGCTTCGCACCACACTTCAAGCGGACACACACGGTTACGCTGATTTGTACCGTTCTGCTCTGCACCCATTTCATAGCCATTCAGATAATTTCTGCGTTCATAAAGCTGCATTTTGTTCCAGTCATCAGGAAGTAAGGTATTAAGATATTTGACGACATCGCCCGTAAGCGGACTTTCTTCAAAATGTCTGTTCTGTTCGGCTTCAGCAAGCGTTCTGAGTTCTTCGGTATCCATAAACAGCTTTTCGCCGTTCTTATACAGTTCAACAGCTTCCGCCCATATCATATCCACCTCATAATCCGTGAGGTCCTCAAACACACTTTTTGTAGCTCTGTGAGGGTGAACATCAATCGGCAGAAATCGCCTGTTGCCCGTTTGGTCACGGAGAAACTCATGCTGATTTGTTGTACCGATGAAAATACACTGCCTTTTTCTGACTTCGGTATGATGTCCGTATGCGGCTCTGTAAGCGTCCTCGGATTTTGCGGTAAAGTGCTTTACCGCTTCAACCTCGTTTCTTCTGAGTGCCGCAAGTTCGGCTATTTCGATTAACCAAAAGCCCTGCAACTGCTCGTATGCTTCCTTACCCTGTACGGTTGTCAGGGTGTCGCTGAACCACCTGCCGCCAAGCCTTTTTATCGAATAACTTTTACCGCAACCCTGAGAGCCTACAAGTGTGAGAACTGCGTCAAACTTAATGCCCGGATTCATTATTCTTGCGACTGCTGCAACAAGAGTTTTTCGTGTTGACGCTCTCGTGTATTCGTTGTTATCCGCTCCGAGGTAATCAACAAAGAAAGTTTCAAGCCTTTTTATTCCGTCCCATTTAAGACTTGTGAGATAGTCATAAACAGGGTTGTAGCTGTTTTCCATACTCACAAGTGACCAAGCATCTGTAATAGCCGCCTTGCTCTTAATGCCGTACAGATTTTCAATGTAATGGCGAAGTCCTGCGTCATCAACATCGGTCCAGTCACGACTTTCACTTTCGCTGTTCCACGGCATTGCACCTAAAACCGTATGTCGCCTTGTAAATGTATTGTAGGCTATCTTGCCTTTCAATCTTTTGTCTTTTTGGCAGATTTTCATACAGTTGTCAATTGTCGGCAGGTTGTTGCTCTTGCCGTCCGTTGCCAGTTCAAGCACCCAGTCATCGTCGTTCTCGCTTTCGATATCGTTTTCAAAATCCGACAGGCAGGACTGCTCTCTTTCTTTGTGCAACAGCAATCTGACCGCCTTATTATTTGACGCAAATTCCTGCATAGCAATGTATGAGGGTAATTTTGATGTAGGTGTTCCCTGCTTTGCGTCATCGTCAAGACTGCCGTATTTATGTATTCGCACAAGGTCAAAAGCATTACAAAGCTGTCCGCCGGCGGGATCTGTTGCGTGATTTGAGTATGCGAACTTGCCGCCCTCATACACAACAAGACCTGACGATGTACTGCCGTTTGCATAGCTATATCTGTCATCGGCACTGCATTTTACATATACATCAGGCAGGAACTCCGCTATTGCCATGTGAATATTGTAACAACGGCAGAACGCACCTATTACGCCTTTCTTAGTTGTCGGATCTTCCTGCTTTTTCAGCAATCGGTCTTTCTGTTTTACAGTCCTGCTTGAAAAATGCCATTCATTAACATTGTGCCAATCGTTGTATCGTGCAAGCACACCGTCAACATCAAGCGGATTTCTGACCGAATATTTAAACACATATTCGCCGTCAATACTTGTGCTTGACCAGTACATAAGTCTTTGCGGCTGATATGTTGTATCATCGAACTGGTCAATTCCGATTTCATCGGCTATTTTTCTTGCAACAGCTTCATATTCTTCTGCTGTACAGTTTCTTGACAGCGGAATAACAAGTCTTAATCTCGGCTTTTCTGCGGTGTGTTTGTGGGTTGAATAGATAATGTAAGAATAATTTGCAAACAAATCTATGCTTTCGCAGAAGTCGGGTGTGGCATAATCGGCATCAAGAGTGAGCAAGGAACGACATTCGACCTTATCTCTTTGTCTTATTCCGTTTTTAAGTCTGCCGCCGACAAATCCGCCCACATCCTTGATGTTATCCTGTTTGGACTTTGGCAGATTGCGAAATTCGCCCATTGTTTCGGGTGTTACGGTTGTTGTTTTTAATCTGTTTATAAGTTCGTCAAATGTAACTTCCGTATTCTTCCACAGCTTTGCAAATCTGTCGTTAGCCGTGGCGATATAATATGTTTTCAACCATTTTCCTCCTTTCTTTAATCTTTCTTATAAAATGGTGTTTCATAGGCTTCTGCCCTAAGCACTAAGCCCTTTGCCCATTCTATCGGTTCGCCCATTATGGCACTGATTTCTTCCGCAGATGAAACACCAATCGGGCAATCTATAATAACCTCATCGTGTACATGAAAATTTATTTCAAAGCCCCTGCTTTCAAGTCTTTGCATTGAAACCGCAAGACAATCCCTTGCAAAAGCCTGAACAATGTTCTCGGTGAGTTTACCGCCGAATGTTTCAAGCCGTTCCCAAGAACCTCTTGTCTGACTTATGCCCATATAGGTTACACAAGGTCTGCCGAATTTGTTTTCCTGAAGTTCGGGTTTTGCATAAGCAAGGTTTCTTCCGGACGGCAAAGAGATAAAGAGTATCCCGCCTTTTCTGAAGAACTTGATACCGCATTTAATCTGTTGCGGTTCACCTTTTACCGCCAACACAGCCGCCTTTTCAACCTCATACCACAACGATGTAATACAGGGGTTTGTTGCTCGCCAACTATCCACAAGCGGTTGCAATTCGTTTTCTTCAAGTCCCATTTCAAGCGCACCCATTGATTTAAGTGCGCCCACAGAACCGCCATAACCGAGTGCAAGTTCTGCGATTTTGCCCTTTTGGCGGAGGTGTCCGTTAATTCCGTGTTTTACAACCGGCACTTTGAACATCTGACTTGCGGAAGCACAGTAAATGTCACCGCCGTTCTTGAAAACTTCCTGTCGCCACTTCTCACCTGCAAGATAGGCTATTACCCTTGCTTCAATTGCAGAGAAGTCAGACACTATAAATCTTCTGCCCTTTGTAGGTATAAGCGCTGTTCTGATAAGCTGTGAAAGCGTATCGGGAACATTGCCGAACAGCATTTCAAACAGTTCATAGTCACCGCTCATAACAAGATTTCGGGCAAGTTCCAAATCTTCAAGATGATTTTGCGGAAGGTTCTGCGGTTGTATCATTCTTCCTGCCCACCTGCCCGTTCTGCTTGCACCGTAAAACTGCAAAAAGCCTCTGACTCTGCCGTCAGCGCACAAGCCACCGAGCATTGCCTTATACTTTGCCGTAGAAGTCTTTGACAGCGTTTTTCTTAGTTGCAAAACTTCTTTTACCAGCAAGTCGTTTGTACACTCTGAGAGGCTTTTAACTGCCTTTTTATCAAGGCTCTGAAATGTTTCTCCCGTGCGTGTTTCAAGCCAGCCTTTAAGCTGTGAAACCGATTTAGGGTTTTCAAGTCCTGTCAGCTTTTGTGCTTTCTCAATCATTATTTTTTGATAGTCGGCATCGAAGTTTATAGCGTTGTTTATAAGCTCTGTTTCGACTGCAACGCCTCTGTCACAAATGTGCTGATCAAGTTCCCACAATTTTTGTTCGCCCTCTGTCAGAGGGAAAGCCTTTAGCCTGTTTTTTATATTTCTTTCAACAGCCACATCTTGAATACAATAGCTTTTGAATGTTTCCCACTTCTCAATGTTGTGCTGCGGAAGATTGCGTGTTCTTCCGCCGTTTGACTTTGTCGGTCTGCACGGCTTTGAAAAATATTCAATACAAGCCCTGCCCTTTTTATCTTTCTGTTCTTCAAGTCCGAGTGCTGTTGCTACACCCGCAAGCGACCTCGGCAAACCTATTTCCGCTGCCTGAATCATTGTGCAACGCCATTGTTCGGGCGGCATTTCTGCGTTCAGAAACTTTGCAAGACAGGTCCTTTCAAAGTTTGCATTGAAAGCGGTTTTCTTAATATTTTCATCTGTGAGTGCGGAAAGTACCTTGTCAGGAATTTTTTCGCCACAAGCAATATCAACTATCTTAATATCTTCGTCATCAAAGGCATACGCAAACAGAAGAATTGTAAAATCAGGGGCGTCTGCATAGGCATACACCCCTGATTTTAAGAGATTGACACTGCTGTATGTTTCGATATCAATACTCAGTTGTATCATCCGAAAATATCGTCCTCTTCGATGTCATTCGCAAAATCGTCAACGGCTCTTGATCTGCCGCCGAGCGGTTCGCCGTCCCTTGTTTTCATAATGTTATTAAGACCGCAGGCAATACCTTTGTTGCCGTTAGAGTTGAAAGCATAGAATGTAACTGACGCTTTGCCGTAACAACCACTGTAAAATTCGGTTGTGTCAATGATTTCCATACCGTTCTTTTCGATAAGACCGGGCTTTGTTTTGCAGTTTGCATTTACAAACATCTTGCCTGCATAGTTTTCATCGTCAGGTCTTTCTGTGTCACCGTCACGAAGCGGTAATTTTAACACGGGCGGAATTTTACCGCCGAACTTCGCAACTCCTGCCTGCTTTGCGGCTTCAATTGCCCTTTCAATTGTTTCAATAGTCTTTGTGTCCCTCTTGTCAATGAGAAGTGAAACCGAATACTTTTCATCGCTTCCGTTAATGCTCTTTGGTTCAAAAACATTAACATATGAAAATCTTACTTCGCCTGTTACTACCTTTGTTGATACATTTGTGTTTGCCATAATTTTTAATCTCCTTATTATTTAATATCATTTTTAAAATCTTCCTGTGCCTGCATTGCTGAATTGATTGCAGGTCTTTTATCTTCTGAACACACAAGTGTCGGCTTGCCCGGAGGCTTTACTACATAGCTTCCGAGGACTTCGGCAAATGTTTTCTTGCCGAGTAATTTTTCAATGTCGGTAATGCCTTTCAGCTTATGTACAAGAATGTCGCTTTCCTGATAACCGTTGTCGGTGAGTATCTTTGCAACCTCTGAATCAGGTTTACTGTATTTGCGGTTACTTCTGCCCTCAACAACCTTGTATCCGGGGTATTCAACACCGTGCTTGTATGCCTGTTCGAGTGCATAATCGCAAACGAGCTTCGCCCATTTTTCGAGTGACGCAGACTGTTCGATAATATCCGCAATCTCTGCAACTGTGAGCATTGCAGGCGGCTTGAAATCATAGACAGCCATTTTCTGCCTTTCCTCTGCGTAGGCTCTGCAAACAGGTCGTGCCTTGCAAAATCCCGTGTCGCAATGCTTGCCTGCTACACATTCGATTACGCTGTCATCGTTAGCAAGCTGTGCGGCTTTCTTAACAGATTCGCCCCATTCAAGTAATTCGGCAACCGAGATATTCTCTGAACTGATGTTGTCTAATCTTGGCTGATAGATAGTCATTTCAACCGTATCAAAGCCATACAGCATATCAAAGGCTTCATACGCACCTAATGCGTACAGTCTGAGCTGTGGGTTGTCAACCGCTGACACCTCGACACCTTTGCCGTATTTAAGGTCAATAATTTCGAGTTTGCCCTCTGCGATAATCACAGCGTCACCTGTGCCGAATCCGTCAGGAACATACTTTGAAAAATCAAGTCTCTGTTCAAGCATAAGGATTGCGTCGGGAGTTTTCTGCAAAGCGGAGTTGTACCTCTCGATTACATAGTTTTTGTAGCTCTCGGCATAATCTTCCATATCTTCGGTAATTTCGAGATTGCGAATCGCATTGTGATACTTAGTACGGTTGTACTCTTTTGTGGCAAGCCTTATTTTTGCTTCACCGAGAGCATGAGCATTAGTGCCTTCCTCGGCAAACTGTGACGGCTTGTCCTCGAAATTTTCTTCAAGCTGTATTGAGCCTGGGCAGTTAATCCATTTCTTTGCCCCTGAAGCTGACAGCCTTGCGTGTATATCAGGCATTACTTAACCTCCTCAACAGCCTTTACAGCTTTTGCAAAATCTTCCTGCTTGATTTCCGTAACTTTAGTTACTCCGAGTTCTGCAAGAATTTTCTTGACCTCGTCCTTACCGTGAGCCTTTGCACACTTCATAAATGCCGCTCTCACCTCTTCAATCGTGTACTGCTTTTCAGGCTCGGACTGCGGAATATTTTCCTGCGGTTTCGGTGTGGGTTCACTCTTTACGGCAGGCTTTTTTGTCGTTTCAGTTGATTTGACAGGCTCTTCCACTGTAGTACCTGCAAGGTTTTCGATAGCTGTGATAAGTACATCAAGCTGTGGTATTTCTACCGTGATTTTAATTTCTGACATTCTGTTTTACTCCTTTATCTTGATTTTTTGAGTAAGAAAGGATATAATCAAATTGGTGATATTTGTTATACCCTTGCTATCCGTTGAGGCTTTGCAGAGCTTCAGCGGATTTTTCTTTTTCAGTTGACATTTGAAACGCCCATACATTCAAAATTGAATGCTTCGGATTCAGGCGTTTCAAGGGCTTTGAGCTTGCGTTTTAGCTCTCGGTTCTCGTGACGATAACCGCTTGACGCTGTTTTTTCGAGTGCAAGGTCCGTTCTTGCGTTTCTCAGTTCAATGCTGAGATGTCTGTTCTCTGCTCTGAGGTTTTCCACATCTTTGAGCAGTTTTCTGCGTGTCGGGTAATTTCTTAACCACATTGTTAATGCTCCTTTATGTATTGTCTAATTTCTTCCTTATCAAATCGCCAAAGTTTTCCGATTTTGTGGGCAGGAAGAACGCCCCTTTGTGCAAGCCGTGTTGTGTAATCAACATTAAGTGCCAGCAATCGTGCCACATACGGCACATCAATTATCACAGGAACTTCATCCCAATTGACGATAGGTCTTTCTCTCGGCATATGTACACCTCCTATTTTACGTTGGTAATTTTGTCCGAAACGATTTCGACTGTGTCAATAAGTTTAAGTTTTGCCATTTTCTAATCTGCTTTCTGTTTTACCTATCTTGATTTCTACACCCAAAGCCGTTAAGAGCCTGTCGGCATTTTCAAGAGAAATACTCTTCTTTCCTTTCTCCCAATACTGAATAGCTCTTTTGGTAAAGCCCGATTTCTTAGCAAGCTCACTTTGCGAAAGACCTTTCTGTTTTCTGCTTTTAAGCAAGATTTCAGCAAATTCATTAATGTGCATTGATTTCACCAACTTTCTATGATATACTATATGTAGTGATGAACCGCAATTCGTTACACTATATAATGAAAGGAGTCTTTGCTTATCAAAAAGACAATTTATAACTGCGAATCATTGAACGATAACCTTAGTAAGAAAGATCTTGAAATCGAATATCCGTCAGTCTGTCCTATGTGTCACAAATCTGGCAACCCCTCGTATTTAAGCTCCTACTATATTGACGATGAACATACTTATCCAAATCTTTTCGTTCATTTCTTCTGTCACAATTGTGAAAAGACCTTTTTAGGTAATTATCATATACGTCGTTATTACGATATAACTGACCTAAGAGGATTTGAGCCAGTTTATGATGTTGAAGAACGAGAATTTTCAAAGCATATCAAGGATTTATCACCTGATTTTTGTAGCATTTACAATCAGGCTTATGCTTCACAGCAGTATCGTTTGAATGATATTTCCGGAATGGCTTACAGAAAAGCATTGGAATTTTTGGTAAAAGATTATGCCATTTTTCTACACCCTGATGATAAAGAAACAATAATAAAAGCTCCATTGTCACAATGTATCAATAATTATATTGACAATGGTAAAATCAAACACTTAGCTGTGGCTTCTGCTTGGATAGGTAATGATGAAACTCATTACGAAAGGAAGCAACAGGAATACAATGTTGACGACTTAATCGAATTTATAAATGCAATCGTTTCTTTTATAGATTTTGACATTTCTGCTATTAACGCAGAAAAAATGACAAAGAAAAACTAATTATCCTTATCCGTTGAGAACCTAAAACTAAAATTGAAGAATTCAAGCTGATTGATTGTATCCTGCAATTCGTCAGCTTGTTTTTTTGCCTTTTTTATAAGGCTTTCAAACTCCTGCAGATTCGTAGCCGATATATTAAGCACTCCTTCATTTGAATAGTTGCCTATCATTTTATTTTTCATCTTCTTCACCTCTTTTCGATATTTTATTGCTTTACACGACCTTAAATGTTATGATTAACTATGAAAGGGGGTGCAAAGCGTGGCAATTGTATTGCAAATTTTACTTGTTGTATGGGTATTTAGATTGCTTACAAATGTTTTTAGACTATGTGCAACCAAGTTTTATTTCTATCTTTTCAAGAATAATTACAAACATCTAAACAGATGTTCAAGACCTGTTGGAGTTTTATTTAGCAAAGCCAACACTCAACAATATGTAGTTTGCACCGAAAGAAGATATTCGGTAAAAGAAATGTATCAAGATTACATTTCCAATTGTTTGACTGATAGGCATTCAAGCAATAAAATATCCGAAATTTTTAACAATACGATAGGCGTTTACAGCTACAGAATAAGACAAAACTTTTATCCTGTATTTTGGCTGACTGCTCCTGTAAATGCTTTAAACTCGGTTAATGTACATCCGAATACGATTTTATCGGTCCTCATTAACATTTTATTTTGGCTTATTAACTTTTCCGCAGGATATTTCCTTGAAAAGTTTTTAGACAACAATCTTCCGACTAATCTGCTTTCAATTTTTGATAAGCTGATATAATAAAATTTCTTATACTCTGGCGTTCTTTTTTATTTCTGCAATTGTCAAGTCTGTTTACTTCATTGAACATTGCAGTATATAAAAGAGCGTCAATCTTTTTTTGACTTACTTCAACAAATACAGGTTTTTCCGTCTTTCTTCACCTCTTTTCAGCTAAGTCCGTTTAATGGGACTGCGTTTAAGCAGACTGCTTAAAAAACTGCCTTGGATCAACATCAAGCACCTGACATATTCCCAAAAACTCTTCTGCTGTAACCTTACGGTTGGAATTTAATATTCTTGAAATTGCATCAGCGGTCATTCCAGTATGCTCACACAAATATGATTGTTTAATTCCTTTTTCTTCGACAATCTTTTTAAGTTTTTCGTTCACAGTCATACTTTTTACCTCCTTTCGATTGTTAAATACTACATTTTGTAGATTTCATTTTAATAATAGTCTAACTTTTGCAGATTGTCAAGAGATTTTAAAAAAATAATTCTACATTTTTCAGATTTTTTTCTTGACAATCTGTGATTAGCGAATTATAATAAAAGCGTAGATAAAACATCTATAAAAGGAGAAACAAAGTGTCAAGAGAATTTATAGCACAAAAATTAAAAGAGTTAAGGAAAAAAAGTGGATTAACTGCCGATGAAGTCGGAAAATTAATAAATAAAAGCGGAAAAACCGTAAATGCATGGGAAAACAATCACGGTCAACCTGATGCAGAAATTTTAATCGCGCTTTGTGATATATATAATGTAGATGATATTCTTGCAGAGTTCAGAGAAATACCAAACAAAAGCAACACTATGATTTTAACCAATCATGAAAAAGATTTGGTTTATGCTTATCGAAATCACCCTGAACATCAGTACACAATTGATACTATTTTAAAAATTAACGATAATCTAATACCAACCGTTAAAGCTGCACGAAGTGACGGCAATAATCAACCAATTGAAATAGTTAATCTTCCTAATCTCAGTAAGTTTGAGCCTGACGATACAGATTTATAAGTACATAATAAAAAACACCCCATAGGTTACAATACCTACGGGGTGGTAAAACTTGAATTATGGACAATATAAAAATGCACGCAATGCCTCTTGGCAATGCTTAATCGACTACAAAATCAACAGCCTGCCTGTTAAGGTCAGTCAGATAGCAAAGCAAGCAGACATTGTTTTACTGAAAAATTCGGCAGTCAATCTGCTAAGTGAAAATGAGAGCGGAATAACTTTGATGCAAGATGATAAGCTGTACATCGTCTATGCTGATGAGCAATCTCCTCAGCGTTGTAGATTTACAATTGCCCACGAACTCGGGCATATCTTTTTAGGGCATCTGTTTGCTAAAAATGGTAAAGGTTTTGCAACAACCGACGATGCTGAACATTCAGCAAATGTATTTGCTCGAGATTTGTTGGCTCCGGCTTGTGTACTCCATGAGCTACACGCAACAAATGCCGCTGCAATTGCAAATTTATGTGACATTAGCCTTGAGGCGGCAACCTACAGGGCAGAAAGAATGGCAGAGCTCGAACGCAGAAATGCCTTTTATTTGCACCCTCTTGAACGGCAAGTAAAGGAGAAATTTGCAGAATTTATAAACAAAAGAAAAAACCTACCATAGTCGCCGCTATGGTAGGAAAAATAGGAATAGTGAGAAGTCTGCACTCCTCTTAATTATTCTACATTTTATTACATTGTTCAAATCCTCGGTCTTGTAAAAGAAGTCAGTAAATCGTTACAGTGAGAAAAGCTGTTTTACTGTAACAGTTAAATTTGTAAAAATATATTGATTTTGTGAATTTGTCGGTGTATAATTATATTCAATTCGTAAAAACAGCCTATTTTTACGAATTGCTTTTCTGATATATGCGTATAATTGTTAAATTACGGCATATAATACTTATTGGAGAGGTGATACATTTGGGGTATAAATCTTTAGATAAGCTGTTTTATTCTGACAAAGAAAATTATGAAAAAATTTACAACGAAAGGTATAAAAGCGAATACGCAGTACACTTAGATTTTCTGATACACGATAACCCTGCTTTTTTTGTGATGATACCCGAATTTATTACGAAAATTCGTGACATTTATAAAACCGATAAGCAAATCAAAGCTTTAAGGGATTCATTACCCGAAAAAGCAATTGACCATTTCGCTATCAGATGTTTGGTTGATGAAATTGTAAAGACAAATGATATTGAAGGTGTTTACAGCTCAAGAAGAGAAATTAACAGTGTCTTGTCAGAACTGGAAACAAAGAGCCACGGGAAGCGTTTTATGGGGCTTGTGCAAAAATATCTTATGTTGCAAAAAAATGAAACTATGTCCTTTGACACCTGCGAAGATATCCGCAACCTGTACAATGATTTAGTATATTTTGAAATCGAAGAAGATAACCCGTCTGATTTGCCTGACGGTAAAATCTTCAGAAAAGATTCAACAAGCGTCCTCAGTGCAACGCAAAAAGAACTTCACAGAGGAGTTAATCCCGAAGAAAAAATTATAGAGTGTATGAATAAAGCGCTGGCAATACTTAATGACAAAAGCATTGAGTGTGTTTTCAGAATATCAATTTTTCATTACCTCTTTGGTTACATTCATCCTTTCTATGACGGCAACGGAAGAACATCTCGTTTCATCAGCAGTTACTTGTTGTCAAAAGAATTTGAATCAATTATCGGTTACAGAATGTCTTATTCTATTAAAGAGAACATAAACGATTACTACAAGGCATTCAAGGTGTGTAATGACCCGAAAAACAAGGGAGATTTAACTCCTTTTATAATTATGTTTACCGATATTATTGATGATTCGTTGCACAAGTTGGTGTACGCTTTGGAGAAAAGATTAGAGCAACTGACACATTACGGAAAGTGCATTATCTTTCTGCCTAAAGGCGCCGACGAAAAATATAGTGATCTGTATTTTTTGCTTATTCAGGCAAGTTTGTTTTCCGAAAGCGGAATAAGCACAAAGGAACTAATGGATGTTATGAAATTAAGCAGAAGTACAGTTACAAACAGGTTAAACACCCTGTCCGATTACGGTTTAATAATCAAAAAAACTTTAGGCAATATCCGTTGCTACAGTCTCGACATAGATAAAATAGATACAATAATGGAAAAGATAAATAAATAAATAAAAAAACCGCCCTGACCTGTTGGCGCAAGTCGGAGCGGAAACCACCACACAGGGTGCAGTGATACTACTAAAAGCAATAATATTGTATCACACTCCCCTGAATTTTTCAAGTTTTGAATATCAGGGGATTTTTGCACCCTTTTTTAAGCAAAAGGAGTGTATAAAATGAAAAAACGCAAAGACGGGCGCTATCAGAAGAACATCTATATCGGACGAGATGAAAACGGTAAACGAAAGTACAAATCCGTATGTGGCACATCACGAAAAGAGGTTGAAACGCTTGCCGCCGAATTAAAACAAAAACTCGGCAAAGGCATAGATATCTCATCTGATGATACATACGGATGTTGGAAAAAGCGCTGGCTAACGGTTCAGAGGTCACTGCAAACACCACAGCAATACAAAACGCTTGAACGGTATCTCAAACATTTTACAGAGCTTGAACCTTACAAAATCAACAAGCTGACGATTGCCGACTTTCAGGAAATCGTGTTTGACTTAGCCGCTAAGAACCCTACGACAGGCAAACCCACAGCGAAAAAGTCGCTGAAAGAGTTCATCGCAACCGCAAGCCGAGTGTTTGAGTATGCCATTGAAAACCGAGCTATCGACTTCAACCCACTGAAATATGTCAAAATATCAAAGAATGCGGCAAAAAAGAAAGAGCGCAGAGCTTTGTCACCCGAAGAGCAAAAGCTAATAATCAACACTCCTCACAGAGGAAGATTGCCGGCAATGATTATGTTGCTTGCAGGACTGCGAAGAGGTGAATGCCTCGGCTTGCAATGGGCGGATATTGACTTGAAACGCAACAAAATAAATGTTCATCAGACTTTGGTTCTTGACGGAAACAATTCTTACATAAAAGCAGGAGCGAAAACAGAAGCAGGTGTCCGCAAGGTTGATATTCCGACCGTTCTGTCAGACTATCTGAAAAGCCTTGCACCCCACTCCCCATTTGATTATGTAGTCACAACCACCAAAGGCAAACTTATGACAAATTCAGCGTGGCGGAGATTGTGGGAGAGTTACATCAATTGCCTAAACCTCGAAGCATTCAATTCACAGCAAGGCAAAATTGTCGGCATTGCTCCACGCAGTAAATACTGCCCCGACGGTATTCCGCAGGTCATAGAACCGTTTACAGCTCATTGTCTTAGACACACCCACGCAACAAATCTTTTCTATTCGGGCTATGATATTCTCTACATTCAACACCAGTTAGGGCATACCAAACCCGAAACCACCTTGAACATTTACACGCATTTAATGCAAGATGATACTGAAGCACCTGCGAAAAAACTTGATGATTTTCTCAATCGTAAAATAAGCTAAAAAATAAATGCAAGGCAAATGTTAGGCAACTGAACTTGAAAAGTCCGATAAACACTAAGCTTTTCACACATTTATTAAGTGGTTTGGGACCAAGATGCCGCAGGTTCAAGTCCTGTCACCTCGACCAAAAAAGGTGGTTTTTTAACCGCCTTTTATTTTTTGCCAAAATTACTTAAAATGCCTTAAAAGTGGCTTAAATACTGGGTTTTTGAGATTTCAAAAATTCAGTTGAGTAATTTTGAATTAAGTTAAAACAAGATAAAATGCAGTCAAACTTACTGTCAAACTTACTGT